TCGTACTTCGCAGTCCACTCGAACTGCCATGGTTGATACACAACTTCACAGGCGTTGCTAGGCCACCTAGGGTCTAATACCCTGCGCATGGTAACCTCCGCAACTGCCAACTGTCCGTTGTACTCTTCACCTCTAGCTTCATACCATACATTCAAAGCTACGCACAACAGCATAGTCTCTAACATCTTTAGACCTCGCTGTATCCATCATCGAAGATGGCCTTTGGAGACCATGACTCATAGTGAGTTTCTTGGTGTCTGTTGTAGACAACAAGGTATCCCTCATCCTTTGGGTTCTCATCCTCTGGTGTCAACCAACATCTGTACAAGTTGTAATCACCCCTTGACATAGGATAAGCATGTACCTTCTTATGGCATTTGTATTCTTTCATAATTAGATCCTCATCGTTGTTACGTTAAATCCTCATTGTTACAAAGTCTCGAAGGAAGAGTAGACTCTTACCTACACCTCGGAGTATATCTATAGGGCCGGGGAGTACCCAACCAAGGGCGAAGAGGAAGAGGAAGAGAGCAGGGACATTCTGTACACTGATAGCCTCTGCGTTCCAGCCTTCGCTCGACACGCCGGACTTAACCTGTTTCACGTTCGACACGCCGGTATCCTTCACATCTAAGCTACTGTCTTCGACACGCCGGTTAGACACTACCGCATCGCCTTCAGTGTTGTTCTCCTTTCCCACCTGCGCTGTCGCTTCGACAGAAGGCGCTGAGCCACCCGCAAGGCTTAGGGCTGACCCAATGCCCTGCATCGCGCTGCACCCGGTTAGGAGGGTGCTCAGGAGGACTGAGAGCAATACCCATCTAGCGATCTTTGATCGACACGCCTTGTTGCACTCCTCTTTTTTATTCTCTTTCACAGAAACTCCCTACACCTTGCTCTTCTTGTAGCCCAAGGCTTCTCAGCCTCAGTCCTGGGTAAGCTGGGGATCTGTATAGCATAACATCCTCCTAAACGAAAAAAGCCCTGCCCAATTAAGGACAGGGCTACCTATCTAATCCGAAGAATTAGACAGGAGTAATATGAGTAGTACCATCACCACCAACAAGAATCCAAGCGTCAGTGGGCTGGTCGCCCTCGGCTGCGTACAGGTTGTAAGCACCAGCGCCATCGGAGCCAATGAAGCAAGACCCTTCGCTCTTACCTGACAGGTAAGCTTGGTTAAGCATAGCTGTTGCATCGACCAGTTCAGATTCCAGTACAACGGTAATTGGAAAGGCTGAAGCCTTGGTATCAAAAGATTTGTTCTGAGTTAGATCACCTGTAATAGGCATAAGTATTCTCCTTCTGTTTAGTTCGGATTAAGAATCTGACACGACCTCCGCATTCCAGAAGGAACTTGAAGCCTTGGACACCCATTTCCTCAGTAGAGGAAAAGGAAAAGGGGCTAGAGCATCATCGACACCTAGTAGTCATAGGACTACTGGACTACCTAGGACGTCCTAGTATTCCTTATCTCCCTTATGGCTTCCCTCTATAGTCCGGGTTAATGCGATAAGTCGTGCAATTTCATTGAGTTACCAGCGTCTTTTAGGCTGGGTCTGTTGACGTGCAAATCTGTTCTTCTTGTTTCGGTTAGTACCACCTTCAACGCCTAGGTACTCTCTGCGTTTTCTAGGGTCTTGCATGATTTTCTGCATCTCCATTGCTTCACGATGTCTCTCTTTGTCAAGCTTGGAGCTGTAGTCATAATCAATTCCCTCTACCAGCATACGGCATGCCGAGGCTAGAGCTTCTACTCTGTCATCGTGCTTGACGCAATTCCTAGAGTAGGTCATGTTGCTCATCTGAGAGAACAACTGGAAAGTATTTCTTGTCTCGGCAGGATGGTGCCTTGTACTCTGCACATCCTTGTCAATCAAGTCTCTGTTCACGACGATACGGTGCGAAGACATAAGAGGCTCTAGTGAATCAACTATCCTAGCTTCCTTCTGTCCTTTGCTGTAGTCATCTTCTACATTACAAGGATGTTCTCTTTCAAACAAAGGCTTAAGTATGCTCATGTGAGCACCGTGACCAAAGTTCTTCTCGATGTAAACCTCTTTAACGCCTGCTGATTTAGCTGCATAAACCAGCTCCATCAGTGGTTCTTCCTCGTAACCACCGGCTATACCACCCATATCATACAGATACAGTAGGTTGCCAAGCTGAAATACGATAGCATAAGCGGTCTCATCCCCGTTAGCACCACCACCGGCAGGGTCAATGTACATCACCTTGCGCTCAAAGTTCTTCCATTCGTATGGTTTTGGGATAGGATTGTAGAACTTGTCAGTCTCACGGTTACCCGGTTTGTGCGGTGTCTGTACTCTATTCTCCGGGCTGTTGTTCCATATGGGCTGCACTGGCCCCTCCTTATTCCCGAACGCTGTAACGATCAGATTAGAGGGCTTCAGCGGGAATCGCTCTTGATCCGATAGCCGAGTGTTCAACATGAACTGCAACTGGAACTTAGACTTGCCTTGGGATACTTCCTTCTGAGATAGAGCCTCATCATCAAACATTTCTGGACAGGTAGGTGCTCCCGATCTTCCAAGTGGGCCATAGCCTGTTCGGAGGGAAGGTACATCTGTCATCTGTTCTACGATGCTAGGTGCTAAGAACTCACCATAGGCTTCCTGTTCTTTCTCACTAGGGTAACGCCCCGGCCAGATACGAACATCATACCCACGTCCCGGTAGATTGTTGTACATAGAGTCCATTGACTGAGGAGTTCCTAAGTAAAGTATGTCACCTGTTTGGTTGATGCTCTCGAACTCTTTTGCCTGCTCTTCTATCCACTCTCTACCTGCAACTGTTCTGCTGTTCTGCAATGATTCAATGTCATCGGGTATCAATAGGTCTGCACGAGCACCCTGAGCACCTGATGTTATACTGTAACATGACACTGAAGGTGATTTATCTCCTCCCTTGAAAACATGGTGTATGTCAAAGGCTTCGGAACTATCCCGATCCCCGCTTGTTCTGTCTGGTAGCATAACCTCTAGGAAGTCTATCTGCTTAAATATCTTAACTACCCACCCTGAGATCTCAGTAGCTCGCTTTGCGGTCTGAGAAAAGATTACTATCCTGAAGTGCGGCTTATGAAGTAAAGTAAAGGCAGCAAAGATACCAGCCAATGTAGTCTTAGCTTGTCCTCTCTGTGCCTGTACCATTCTGTACTTCTTGCCCATCAGCATATAAGATAGGATATCAGCCTGAGCTGGGTTAAGATCAGGTCTTCCGGGTATCAATTCATTGATGCAGATCTGAGCGAAAGAGAGAAGGCCATCTACAGTGTACGGAAATGTCTCCTGTAGGGCCTCCAAATCTTCCCACATCCTAAGCTTAGCTTCTAAGCTCAGCTTGCTCATCCTTGGCCTTTCTCATTAGCTTCTTTCTTAAAGTCAAGAACCCTCTTTCCAGACCTTGCTTGAATCTCTTTAAGCCTAGCCTGCAAGGGACTCTCTGTATCTTGTGAGTCAGGTGCAGCGAATACTCCGTTATCAAGTACCCACTTGCCCATTGCTTGAAGAACACGGTGGTCTACTGCCATATCAACATCCATACCATCTTCGATGTTCTTTTCAATAGCCTCTGCCTTCTTTGTATAAAGGGTGGTTACCAGTTTACTTAGGAAACCTACTTCACTTTCTGTCGTCCTTTGTCCCATTCTGTTTTCTCCTGTTTCTCTTGTGACTGCGCCTCCAATGGTAAGCTAAGTACGAGCCTTGTAGAACTGTGTACACTATTGTTGCTATGTACATCCAGTCCTCAAGGCCCAAACCAAATACACTTGCTGCACTTACCGTAATAGGAGGTGACGCACGAAGAGCGCCATCCACAACTTGCGTTACTTCATTTGACACATTAACTCCTGTTATAATTTAACCTGTAGCTTACCATGGAGCCTCCATTACGTAATTCAACATTACATAATCTATACCCGTATTGTTCTTGTATATCCCGGCTGAGCTATGATGTACATACTCAAGCCGGAATACCTTGTTGAAGTTAACGCCAATACCTAACCGGAAGTTATTAGCGCCTACTAATTCGCTCCCTGTATTATGGCTAACACCAAGACGAAGATAAGGTTCTACCCCTTTATATCCCCATCCAGGTTCGGTTATATAAGATACTGAGTAGAGAGCAAGCTGCTTTTGATTACCGTTCTTGGTATTATCTGATTCCATAAGAGAAGCTTGAACTTCCCAGTTC